CAAGGTAAACCTTGGAACGACGACAATAGAGAACATCTTATTATTGAGTTGGGTGACGTTATGTGGTACGTAGCAAATGCTTGTATGGCATTAGATATATCATTTGATGATGTTATAAGAGGTAACGTCAAGAAGTTAGAGAAGAGATATCCTGGTGGATCATTCTCTGTTGACAAATCAGAAAATAGAAAAGCAGGAGATCGCTAAAATAAATAGGTAAATGGCAACAAGGCAAAACTCATTTACTGATTTAGGAACAGATTTTGCAGCACGTGCAAGAGATATAACAACGTGTCTACGTGAAGAAGGATTTAATACAACAGACGTACAAGTTTTAAAAGATGTAACTATTGAACCTTCTACAAGAGCAAAAATACTTCTTAATTTAAGAATAGATGTAGCAGATAGAGGTCAAGTAACTAATAGATTAGTCAACGCTATAACTTCTAAATCAATTACAGGAAGTAGAGAAACTTATGATGTAGATGTAGAAGGAAATGTCATAAACATTCCTTTTGAAAATGATAAAAAATTTCGTATACAAATAAAACCAATACGAGGTGCTGGAAGTGGAGGTGGTTCAGCAAGCACTGCTGTAAATGAAAGTTTTTTTGCTGTGTATTGTGCAGTAAGATACCATTTAGTTAATCAAGATTTAGATTATAGACAACCTCTATCAGAAGAAATTCTGAGACAAGCATACGATCATTATTGTTTTGTAGATGTACCATTTGAAAGTTTGTGGGCAGATAATGTGTGGCATAAATCACATTGTTTGGCAGCAAATAAACTTTATAGTGAACAACAATGTAGAGTGCAAGATGCTAGGTTCTATCGTGGTAGTGGATTTGATGATAACGAAATAAGAAATGCATATAAAAGAGTCAATAGCAATTTAGTAACATTAGAGGAATCTAAATTTACAGATGAAGATAAATGGAATCCTTCTGATATATGGATTGCTAAAAGTGGATTTGATATATCACCTATAAACAACTTAAATACTGCAGCAGAGATTAATAAATTTCTTGATCAAAAATTTATAAGTAAAGAACTTATAGGAGTGTCACTTAAAAAATCTGAAGGCATAACAGAAGCAATAGAGACTGCTAGTGCTAGATTTGAGGTGATGAATCAAGAACCTCCTGCAGAAAGAAGAGCAAAAGTTTCTAGTTATAAATGGGTTGATAGAAATAGCACAGGTGGATATGATTTATTTTTTGAGAACAGAGGAAAACAATCTATTGATGTTTACTTATACTATGGCAGTGGTGAATTTGATAAATTCCAGTTAAGAAACTTTGGTGGGTCAAAAGCATCATGGCAGATAGAATTAAAAGGAGCAACAGCAGCACATGGTCGTTGTGGCGGAGGTAATGTTGCTAGTATTGTGAATGAATATGCTCCTAATGCTATGCCTTGGGATAATACAAATTTTTACAGTAGTTGCAATCCTACCAATAGAAATGCTACAATAGGTATAACTAGAGAAATCTCTGAATTGTTAGTAGAATTCGATGCAAAAAATATTATTAGAGGATTGTCACAGCAACGTGATTTAGCACAGTATAGATCTCTTGTTGCATACAAACCACAAGAGTGGAGATATAGTAAATTAAATGGTCTTAGGTTACTAAAAGCATTAAGAGATAATCCAACCAAGGCAGATCAAATTATACAAGCATTATATTTGTTTGCTAGTTCTCAATTAGATTTTTCATCAGTATTTGTGAAGGTGTATTGATGGCAAACGTAACACAGTTAAAACATTTAGAACATTTAGAAGATGAGATGCTTAATTACGGTGTTGAGGGATGTATTGCTGCGGTTAGTTTCTTACAAGAGATAAGAAAAATGCTTGGATGTGATAATAGCACAGGTTTTATGCAGACTAAGTGGGATGGTGTACCATCAGTTGTTTGTGGTATTGATCCTTTAACAGGAGAATTTTTTATAGGAACAAAATCAGTATTTAATAAAGAAGAACCAAAGATTGCTGCTAGTGAAGGTGGTGTAGACATGTTTTATGGTGATAAATCTCCTGATCTTGCAAAGAAATTAAAATTGTGTTTTAAATATTTTTCTCAGTTAGGTATCACTGGTGTGATACAAGGTGACTTTTTAGCAGATAAATCAGATGTAAAAACAGAAACTGTTAATGGAGAAAAACTTTATACGTTTGGTAATCAAGCACTTACATATGGAATACCAGTTGACCATCCAATAGGTAAAAAAATTAAAAATGCTGAGGTAATTATAGTATTTCATACACATTATACAGGTGATTTTGTACCATCAATGCAAGCAAAAGCTGGTGTTGGTGAAACTCTAAAAGAAATTAAGGAAGTTGCTGTAATTAATAATGATACACCTATGCATAGGGTAGGATTAAATCATCAGGAAGAAATAAACTTTGATAAGATGATTTCTGCTATAGAAAAAAACTGTAAGGAGTGTGGAGATTTCTTAGATCAGTTAGTTCTTTTATCAGGAACTAAAGGAGATGAAAAATATCATGTTGCTTCTTATGTAAAACAGTTTTTTAACTCAGAAATTAAAGCAGCACGTGCTATTGGTGATGTTAGTAAAACTTTTGCTAGTCTGTATAATTTTTATTATGATAAAACCACAGCGTTACTTAATAAAATTAAGACACCAAAGACAAGAGCACAGAAAAGTAAGTTGGTACATAATAGTCAGAACTATCTCAGAGAAAATGAAGATAAGTTTAAGGCAATGATAGACTTATATAAAAAAATACAAGAAAGTAAACAGTTTATAATTGATAAATTAGATGATCTAGAGACTTTTAGGACATTTGCACTAACAGACAATGGATATAAGGTCACAGGACCTGAAGGTTATGTTCTACATAAAGATGGTGACATGGTAAAACTTGTCAATCGTCTAGAGTTCTCGTACATTAACTTTACACTAGCAAAAAAATGGCGTTAAAGTGCAACAAATGTTATTTTACCTTTGGTAGGTTTCAACCTCCTACTACAGGTCATAAGGAGAACTTTGATGCAGTAAAACGTATTGCAGGGACACATGAATATAGGATTTATATCTCACAATCTGTAGATACTAAAGGAAATAACCCTTTACTACCTGACAGAAAACTATATTATATGAATAAAATGTTTCCTAAACATAAAGGACACATCTATAGCGGACCTAGAGATCCAGTAGCAGTATTGCAAGACATTATGATGGCAGGATTTGATGAGTGTGTGATGCTAGTAGGATCTGACAGAGTACAAGCGATGCAGTGGATCCATAAATACAATGGTAACGATAAAGACTTTTCTTTTCGTACACTAGACATCATATCTTCTGGTTCTAGGGATGCAGATGGCGATACATTTAAAGTATCGGGAACAAAAATGAGACGAGCAGCATTTGCTGGCGACTATAAAACGTTCAAGTCTGGTATACCAACGTCTTTAGGAGATGCTGATTGTAAAACTCTGATGATTGAAGTAGCAGCGAACTTACCCGCAAACTATAAATGATAAATTTTAAGAAATTACGAGAACAAGCACTAAGACAAGAGCAAAGACATGAAAAAGGTCTGAGCGAGGGTGATAGTGTCATGTCTTCAAGAACAGGAACCAAAGGAACTATCCACAGAGTGGGTGGTAACTATGCAATTGTTATATCTGAAGAAGGAAAAATGTTTCGTGAATGGATTAAAAACGTTAGAGCTATAAATAATACGAGAAGAACCTCCTTGTAAGTAAATGAAGAAGCAAGATACAGTTAACACCGTCAAGAACAATGATGGATTTTCATCAGGTTTGATGGAACAATATGGAAAGTGGATGGGTGGCGAATGCTTCCAAAACACAGATCTACCAGATTTTCACTTATCTGAAGCACCATTCGATGGCATGGATCCTCAGTCAAACGGTGCAGAACTAGAAAAAATTACAACAAAGAAGAAAGGACCTAAAAAAGAGTCTCCTAAAGCACAACTTGCTACTAAAGAACAAGCAGAAGTAGTTATCACATGTGAAAAGTGTGGTGGTAACCATGACTCTGCAGATTGTCCAAATGTTTTAGAAAGAGAAGAGGTAGAAATTGATGGAGAGATAATGGTTCTTGAAAAAATTAGAGTCGAGAACTGGGACAAGATGGATGAGGGTAGTCTTCAGCAAGCACGTAAGAATATAGGTAGAGATCCTAAGAAAGCTTCATGTTGGAAAGGATATAAGGCAAGTGGAACTAAGATGAAAGGAGGAAAGTCTGTTCCTGATTGTAAGAAAGAAGAAATACAAGTAGAACATCATCAAAAAGATAAGGATGGTAATACAATTCCACATAATGATGTAGTTGTAGAGAAGAAGTTAGATCCAGTTGGTAAAGCAGATGCTGATATCGACAATGATGGTGATGTAGATAAATCTGATAAGTATCTACATGCAAGACGCAAAAAGATTAGCAAAGTTATTGCTATGTCTAAGAAAAAATAATGAAATCCTACGATCAATTCAAAACTGATTCTAAAAAGAAGAAAGAAAAACTAAAGAATAAAAAAGTTGGCAACGTAGAAGTCATGCCCATCTTTAGTGATGGTCAAGGTAAAGGTATGACTACTCGTGCTACAAATGAGGAGGTATTAGATGAAAAGTCAGTCTCAAAGTCCCAACAAAGATTCTTCGGGATGGTTAGACAAGCTCAAAAAACGGGTGAGAAGAAAGCTTCCTCACCTGAGGTTGCCAGAGTTGCTGCCAGCATAAAGAAAAAGGATGCTAAGGACTTTGCATCTACCAAACATAAAGGACTACCAGAGAAAAAGGTAGCAAAAGAAGAGACTTGTGGTAAAGGACAGTACTATTGTAATGATACTCAGAAGTGTAAACCCATTCCAAAAGGTATGAAAGTAAGGGATGATGGGTTTTTAACTAAAGAATCATTCGAGTCAGGTGTAATGAAGGCAAGGAGATATCATAGAGTAGGAAAACTCATGTCATTCAAGGATTTCATGAAGATTATGGGTGAAATTTTGGGGGAGTGGGAAAAGTAATAAATAGATACACACACATTATGGAATAATACCATGTTTTCTTTTTTACTTCCACTTGCAACAAAAGTAATTTCTGATGCAGTAAACAAGATTCCTGACAACGAGGAACTTGGGGAAAAATTAATAGATATTTGCTTAGTTATCTTAGGTAAGGCAGTTAAACTGACCAAAACTGATATGGATGACAAGTTACTTGAGACTGTCAAAGCTGCTATCGCAGCAAAGGAATAGTCCTTTTTATAAATAAACCTTAGAACAACAAGATTAGATAAAAAGATGTCACTTATTGGAACAACGGATGCAGCCGCATTCTCAAACACTATTGGTGTCGTTAATGGCGATGCCACCGTAACAAAGAACGCTGCTGACACCGTTGTCGGTGGTGATGTACTTCAAATTGATGGTGTAAACTACATTGTCAAGAGTATTACTAGCACTACTAGTATTGAATTACACAAAGTATATGCTGGATCAACTGCTACAGTTGCAGCTGCTAGTGTAATTAAAAGAACTCCTCCTAAGGCAGTTGCAGAATTTGTAATCCTAGGTGGAGACTCCAACAGTTATGAATTAGTATTTGCTGATTCTACTGAAGGTTCTCTTGCCGAGAGTAAGTCTCGTGGAATTAAAAATCCTGGTTGGTGGTTGTATAGAACATATACAGATCACTATGGTAACACTCGTCACAAGGCAGAATGCATAGCAGCGATGTCTGTTGCTGCTGGTACATCTGGTGACGCATCTGATGATACCATTGCTGCTGAAGTTGCATCTGCTGTAACTATCACATCACAACCTGGTAACTCTGCTTCATCTTCTGGTGCTGGTACATTTGCTGTTGCAACAAGTACAACAGGAACACCTGGCACACTTGCATACGTATGGCAGAGACAGAAGTCTGGAACTAAGCGTTGGGTTAACATCACTGCATCACTTGATACAGGTATCACATATGCTGACTTCACTACTGCAACTCTTGCATACAGTGGACTTGGTGGTGCTACATTAGATGGACAGAACTATAGAGTTAAGATCACCTCTGCTAATGGTACAGAAGAAGTTATCTCTAACGGAGCAGGAACTCTAACATTCTCATCATAATATGACATGAATATCAGTGAATTGAACCATGAAAATTGGTTAATTTTTGCAATTAGAAATTATAATAACCCGTTGTCCGTCACTTACTCAGACTTTGAAGAAGACTTAAAGAGATTTAAGTATATTAAAAGACTACTAAGAAGGTATGAGACAACGGGGGAGATAAAAACTCACCTGATACTCAATCATGTGATAGTATTATATAATGTCTTTGATGAGGCAGCAACACCGCTGCTATTCTATAAAGTAGAAGCAACATACTGGTCTATTATTAAGGCGTTTATGTTATTTCTAAATAGATTACCACCTAAACTTAACGAAGATGTTGACGAGGAATGTCTAAAACAACTGAATCTAATATGACTGAATCAATTAATTCTGCTGGCAATGGATCTGGTTTACAGTTACCACCAGCGTTTGTCATGGTGAATCCTAGACAACATCGTAAGTATAAGAAAAATAATGAGACAGTTGATGGTCGCACATCGGGTGCAAAAGATCTTTTTAATCGTATACAACGTAGAAAAATGACTGGAACTAAAAAAGAACATGTAGAAACTGAGAATCCAATCACAGAAGTAGTGTCCTCTGAAACAGAGAGAGCACAGAAACAGATTGGTCAGATGAAAAAACTGAATAGACAGAAAGATCTACAGAAAAAGCGTGGTGAAGCAAAGGATAAGATGGTCAAGAAGACCAAAGAGATGGATACTCTTATGAAGGCGAGACTTGCTGACTTTAAAAAGAAAGCATCATCTCAACAGAAAAAACTAAAACGTAATAATGAGGAAACTAACGTGAAAAAAGATGTAATTATTGAAAATCAAGATGTAATACAGGTTGCACTTGATGTGGCAACATCAGAATTAAATCCAAATGGAAGTGAAAACTTTGCTAGGGTACAATTCGGTGATGGATCCACACAGAATTTAGATAACTTCTCTGCTAAGAGAATTGCAGCATGTTATGCACAGTTAGACGATACACACAAGCAACAGTTCCAGTACATGGTCAACAAAGACGCTGCTTCGTATCAATCTGCTCTTGATTTCGCTATCAGAAACGTATAGTAAAACAATTTAGAGGGATGTCCGACATTAATACGGCTATATTAGAAAGATTAGAAAAAGTCGTAGACTCGTTACAGGACAACTCTGTAAAAATGGGTCAACTTCTTGCTGTTCACAACGAGAAGATTGATAAACAAGAAAAAATAGATCAAGTACTATTTGAGAAGTTAGATAGATTATCAGCAGATCTCAATAGAGAAACAGATTTAATAAAGAAAGGATGTGAGAGGGATATAAGGTTAGTTGATGACCGCCTAAGACTAATGGAGAAGAAGATGTGGACAATCGCAGGAGCGTTGACCATGATATCTTTTATCGTTAGTCCTATAGGACAGAGAGTAATTAATGGACTTGCAAACCAAAACTTGACAGAATCAATAATGCAGCCTACAATAAGAACAGTGAAATAATCGTGATGAATGTCGTATATCGACGTTAAGTACATACAAATGGTATCACCTCGTCTGACCCTCTTCACTAAGAAGAAGGCAGACCTTTTTAATTTTAGATGTCCCTACTGTGGAGACAGTCAAAAGAGAAAGAACAAGGCGAGAGGATACCTTTTTAAAATTAAGAATGATTTCGTATACAAATGCCACAACTGTGGTGTTGGTAGAACTTTGTCTAATTTTTTAAAGGATCAAGACACATTATTACATGACGAATATGTCATGGAAAAGTTCAAAGACTCTACTTCTAGTACAGGAAAGGGATCTTACACACCAAATCCAAAACTTAATTTCTCAACTCCTAAATTTGTTAAAACAGATACAGGTCTAGAGAAAATCTCAGACCTAAATATTTTTCACGAGGCAAGGAAATATCTAGAGCAAAGAGGCATCAAAGATCTCGATTACTTCTACTACTGTCCAAAATTTAAAGAGTGGACTAATAAACAAAAGAAGACATTTGATACCCTCAGACAGGATCATCCCCGCATCATCATCCCTTTCAAAGACAAAGAAGGCAACCTCTTTGGATACCAAGGCAGATCTCTGGCACGTAATGCCAAACTAAGATACATCACGATCATGCTGGACGAGGAACAACCCAAGATCTTTGGACTGGACAGGATAGATACGAAAAAATCAATTTACATTACAGAAGGACCTTTTGATGCGACGTTCATTAAAAACTCGGTTGCCATGGCTGGTTCCGATATTGATATTAGGTCGTTTGGGTGGAGCGATTATATTTGGATTTTTGATAACGAACCACGCAATAGAGAAATCGTCAACAGAATCTCCAAAGTCATTGACCGAGGAGATAAGGTAGTCATTTGGCCTAACAATATTCAGCAAAAGGACATAAACGACATGTCACTTGGTGGACATGATGTGCAAAAGATGGTAGAATCTAATGTATATCAAAAACTAGAAGCAAAACTTAAATTTAATAACTGGAAGAAAGTATGACAAACGGTCACGGAACCAAAGTTCGCAAGAGAGATGGGTCTCTAACACCCCTTAATCTAGATAAGATTCATAAGGTAGTAGAGGAAGCGTGTGAGGGGTTAGGAAGCGGTGTAAGTGCCTCTCAAGTGGAGATGAACTCAGGTCTTCAATTCTTTGACGGAATATCTACTAATGATATACAAGAAATACTAATTAGATCAGCGAGTGATTTGATTAGTTTAGAAACACCTAACTATCAGTTCGTTGCTGCTAGATTATTATTGTATGCAGTTCGCAAACAAGTATTTGGATCTGGTTGGACTACTGGTTACCCAACTGTTTACAATCATGCAGTAAAATGTGCTGATCATGACGTTTATGATAGAGATATTCTTGTTAAATATACACAAGAAGAATGGAATCAAATTGAATCATGGATAGATCATGATAGAGACATGTTGTTTACCTATGCAGGACTCAGACAGGTCGTTGACAAATACTTGGTTCAAGATCGAAGTAATGGTGAGGTATTTGAAACACCACAATACATGTACCTTATGATTGCTGTTACATTATTTCAAGATTATACAGAAAACAGATTAGATTACATCAAGAGGTACTATGACGCAATCAGTAAACACAAAATCAACATCCCGACACCAATCATGGCAGGAGTTCGCACACCTCTTCGGCAGTTTGCGTCTTGTGTTTTGGTTGACGCTGACGACACCTTGGATAGTATTTTTACTTCTGATATGGCCATTGGTCGTTATGTCGCACAACGTGCTGGCATCGGCATCAACGCTGGTAGGATCAGGGGTATCAACGCTAAAATCAGGGGCGGAGAAGTGCAACACACGGGTGTCGTCCCGTTTCTCAAAAAGTTTGAGAGCACTGTCAGATGTTGCACTCAAAATGGCATCAGAGGTGGATCAGCAACTGTCCACTTCCCAATCTGGCACCAAGAAATCCAAGACATAATAGTACTTAAGAACAACAAAGGAACTGAAGATTCTAGAGTACGTAAGTTAGATTATAGTGTGCAAATTAGTGAGTTATTTTATCAAAGATTTATAGACGATGCAGAAATTACATTATTTTCTCCTCATGATGTCCCTAACCTTTATGACAGTTTTGGGACTCCAGAGTTTGATGAGTTATATACAACTTACGAACGTGATGAATCAATCCCTAAGACTACTGTAGGTGCACAAGAATTAATTTTAGATTTACTTAAGGAGAGAGCAGAGACTGGTCGATTATACATAATGAACATTGACCATTGCAATAGTCATAGTTCTTTCCAAGACAAGGTAAACATGAGTAACCTATGTCAGGAAATTACATTACCTACTACACCTCTCCAACATATTGATGGTGAGGGTGAAATTGCATTGTGTATCTTATCTGCTATTAACGTAGGTAAGATTAATAAGTTAGATGAACTTGAAAATCTCTGTGACCTAGCAGTCCGTGGTCTAGAGGAACTTATTGATTATCAAAATTATCCTGTTGAAGCAGCAGAACGTAGTACATTAGCACGTCGTTCTCTTGGTATTGGTTATATCGGACTAGCACACTACCTAGCAAAACAAGGTTTCAAGTATGACGATCCAAAAGCATGGAAAGCAGTACACAACTTGTCTGAATCTTTCCAGTATCATCTACTCAAGTCAAGCAACGCAGTTGCAAAAGAGAAAGGAGCATGTGAATATTTCCATCGCACCAAATATTTCAAAGGTCTCCTCCCTATCGACACTTACAAAACAGACATTGATGAGTTCTGTGATGAGGAGTTAAATCATGATTGGGATACTCTACGCAATGACATCCAAGAGCATGGACTTAGGCATTCAACGTTGTCCGCACAGATGCCATCAGAAAGTAGTTCCGTTGTGTCAAATGCAACCAATGGAATCGAACCACCCAGAGCATACTTGTCCACTAAGAAGTCAAAGAAAGGACCTCTTAAGCAAATTGTTCCACAGTTTGGGTCTTTGAAAAACAATTACACATTATTATGGGACATGAAAGATAATGATGGATATATAAAGATCGTGAGTGTAATGCAGAAGTTCTTTGACCAAGCAATTTCTGGTAACTGGAGTTACAATCCAGAAAATTATGACAACAATGAAGTTCCTGTATCAGTAATGGCGGGTGACCTACTTAAAACATATAAGTATGGTTGGAAGACATCGTATTATCAAAATACATACGATCAGAAAGGAGATGAACCGCAACTGACAGAAGAGAAGAAACAGAGTATAGAAGATTTATTACAAGACATTTTAGAAACCGAGGAGGAAGACTGTGACAGTTGCAAACTTTAGAACAAACGCACCTAATAGACCTATGACTAGTGTAGATGGTATGACAGTATTTAATACTGACAAGGTAGATACTACTAAAGGACAGATGTTCTTTGGTGCTCCTCTAGGAGTACAAAGATATGATAAGTTTAAGTATCCTATCTTTGATAAGTTGACACAAAATCAATTAGGTTTCTTTTGGAGACCAGAGGAAGTATCATTACAGAATGATAGGGCAGATTATCAAAAATTAAATGCAGCACAAAAGCATATCTTTACAAGTAATCTTAAGTATCAAATACTATTAGACTCTGTACAAGGTCGTGGTCCTGGCATGGCATTTGCACCATACTGTTCTTTACCTGAGCTCGAAGGGTGTATGAATATATGGCAGACTATGGAGATGATTCATAGTAGATCATATACACATATCATTAAGAATGTATACCCTGATCCATCTGAGGTCTTTGATACTATTTTAGATGATGATCAAATTCTTAAGAGAGCACAGTCAGTTACTAAAGCATATGATGAGTTCATTAATGATGCTCATAGGTATGATACTAGCAACTGGTGGAGACCAGATTGGCAAGGCAGTCCAACAGTAGCATGGGAAAAGAAAGAACTGAAGAGAAAGTTATACAGAGCAGTAGCAAATGTATACATCTTAGAAGGTATTAGATTCTATGTCTCATTTGCATGTTCATTTGCATTTGGTGAACTCAAATTACTAGAGGGTTCAGCAAAAATCATAGGACTTATTGCAAGAGATGAGTCACAACACATGACAGTTACACAGAACATTCTTAATAACTGGAAGAAGGGTGATGATCCTGACATGTTGGAGATTGTCAAGGAAGAGGAAGACTATGTGTATGGTATGTTCCAAAATGCTGTAGAAGAAGAGATTCTTTGGGCAGAGTATCTGTTTAAGGATGGTTCTATTATAGGACTTAATGATAAACTACTACAGAAGTATGTTGAATGGACTGCTAACCGTCGTTTAAAGGCGATTGGATTAAAAGCAATCTTTGATACTCCCATATCAAACAATCCACTACCATGGACGCAGCACTGGTTATCTTCTAAAGGTATGCAAGTTGCACCACAGGAGACAGAGGTAGAATCATATCTCATTGGTAGTATAAAACAAGACGTTAAGAAGGATACCTTTGCGGGATTCAAATTATAACTATGGATCTTTGGAAAAATTATAAAGCAACTGTTGCTAAGATTTTTCCAGATATAGAATTTGTTAAGCGACATGCTGAATGGACTAATAAGAAAGGTGTAAACCTAACTGCTGATTTGTACTCAGGTGAACATCTAATTAAGTCAAGACAAGTTGAAATCTGGGATGATAAATCTTGCAGCATTCATAACAATATAATATACCCTAAGACAGGATCTAATCTACCCTGTTTTGGTATGGATCTCATGGGAATGAGTGACAAGAGAGTTGTTATTGTGTTTGATTTCCAACATCCTGTAGAGAACTACTTGTTTTATACACCAGAGTTACCTAAAGTAGAGGGTACATATAGATTCTTTGAAGCGGGTAATCATTTCTCTGACAATCTTATTGTTAGATACTGCAAACCTGATGAAGTAGATGAATATCTACCACTGTTTACAAAGTATCTACAATTCTATAAAGATATGCTCAATGAGCATCAACCAACTGGTACTGATACTGATCAGTACAATGACTTTGATAAGTATATGATAAGACTAGATCCAATCTCTGGATATCTCTCCAGTAGATTTGGTAAAGAACAATCAGAAATTTTAATCAAAGAATTCTTTTTCAGTTATGCCTAAGATAGAATTTGAACACAGTTGGGGTGGTAAAGAAACAACCTTACAAAAAATTAAAAAGTGGATCAATAAACAGAAACCACCTTTTAATATTATTCTCAAATATCTTTTCTCATACATAGAAAAATGGTATTGGGATGGTAAAGTTCTACAAACCATGGCAGGAGTTGACCTAGAAGTTAAAAAATTACATGAACAATGGGAGGAAGATGACAGACAAATCACCCCACACATCGTGGAGACAGGAGTATTTGGAGATGAAGGCTGGTCTATCGAAATTTCAAATCCAATTGTTGAAAGAGGGACCTCATCAACTAGCACAGGCATGGTTACTGGGAGCGATGCACAACGATTACAAGAAGATGAAGGGGATAAAGGAACCTCGTTATAGAGAGTCAGGATATCAAACTACAATGAAGGAATTTTTTGCTCGATGGAAGTAATTGAAGATCTAATAAAAATAATACAGAAGCATCAAAAGACTCTACCAAATGTAGAACCTCTTGATGTTGATTCTGAGTTTGAATCTGTACTACATGATACTGATGATGGTAAACTTGATATCAAAAATGAGATGTACTATTGTACTGGACTTAGGAAGGTGCATATAGAGATTGCTAAACTAGGTAATCTAAACATAGTACATTGTATATGGTATCCTGATCCAGAGTTTGACTTACCTATCTTTGGTGTAGATATAGTTGCAGTAAAAGATATAGTTAGTGCTGCCATCACAGATATATCTCCTGTAGATGGTCTTGAACATGACATCTTTGAAGACATAGAAGACATCAGTGATAGTTTTTATTTCCCACATGAAAGAGTTTTACCAGAATGGGGTGAGGTGTTCTCACCATATTGTAAGTTTGCTAGACTAACCACAGATAAAGAAAAGAAAAATTTCTGTGATATTGTAGACCAATACCTTGATGTATTTGTTGGTGCTGTATGGGGTGCTACTAGAGATAGTTCTAGATCAGAACACAGATACTTTGGACAGATAGAATACTGTCAACAACAAATGAAAAATGATAAGACTAAGAATATATTGATAAACTATTTTGGTAAGGAATGGGCAGAAAGATATATGACAGAGGTCTTATTTGACGAACCATAAATATTAGGAGACTTGTTATGACAACGTGGCAGAGTACACAAACCCGTGGATTTATAAAGGCAGTATTTTTGATTCTGATGACATCGGCGATCACTATGGGTTCGTCTATTGCATCACCAACACCATCAATGGGAAGTCCTACATCGGAAGAAAGTACTTCGTGCAAAAAAGAAAACCCAGAGGAGGAAAGCGAAGAGTTACAAGCGAGTCAAACTGGAAACGATATTTTGGAAGCTCTGACGAACTTAAACAAGATATTAGAACAATGGGAGAAGAGAATTTCCGAAGAGAAATCCTCTCGCTCCATCCAACAGTCGGAAAAACCAACTACGCAGAGACAAGACAACTCTTTTTAAATGATGTCCTAACAAAGAGGTTGACAGATGGTACTCCTGCCTACTATAATAGTAACATCTTAGGAAGATACTATAGAAAAGATTATTTTTAAATATTATGCAAATTTTTCTAGACACTGCTGATATCAATGCAATAGAAGAACGATACGACAGTGGAATAATTGCGGGTGTAACAACTAACCCGACACTTGTTGCAAATCAAGGAATCAATTACCTAGAATTAATACAAGAGATTGCAGAATCATTTCCTGAGATGGAAAGTATATCTGCAGAGGTCAAAGGTGACACAGCAGCAGAGATGATTGATGATGCTGCAAAGTATCGTGACATTAGCGAAGCAGTAACTATCAAGTTACCTATGACAAAGGAAGGAATCAAAGCATGTAAGTATTTTCATGACGTTGGTGTCAAAACTAACGTGACTCTTTGTTTCTCAGTAGCACAAGCAGCGATGGCAGGAATGGCAGGAGCAACATACATCTCACCATTTGTAGGTCGTCTTAATGACAACTCATTTAGTGGTGTAGAATTAGTTCGTGGCATTGCTGATTTGTATTGCACACAATCAATTAAAACAAAAGTCCTCGCTGCTAGTTTACGTGACGTACATCATGTATCTCGTTGCTTCCTTTACGGTGCAAAGGTTTGTACTCTACCTGTAAAAATATTTGACAAAATGTATGACCATGTTCTTACTCGTGAAGGACTAGATATATTTGACAAAGATTTTAAACGCATGGTATAATGTTCACAGTATACTCTAAACCTGGTTGTCCTTTTTGTGAAAAATTTAAACAAGTTTTAGACATAGAAGGATTGCCTAATCTTATTCTAGAATTGAATGAAGATTATACATACGAAGAGTTCTATGAACTGTTTGGAAATGGATCTACATTTCCTCAGGTAGTTATGGATGACATACCTTTAGGAGGTTGTCAAGACTCATTAAGATACATGCAAGAAAATAATTTATGCTGTGAAATATTATGACAGAAGCATTAGAAATTACAAAAGAAGAGTTTGAAACTAACAAAGATGATTACCTTGATCGTGTAGAAAAAGGAGAGATTATTATTGTTAGACATCCTGATGGACGAGCAGTTCTTGCTATTCCAGAGCAGTGGGATGAAGATCTAATAAATTTATGGAACCATGACGACGCTTCATGATTAAAATACTAGAATCAATAGCACAGAAAGAACTCTACATGGGTTACATCTTTGGTATTATGATACTAGGTGGATACATTAGAGAATATCATGTGCTTAATGATGTATATTCATTAGCAAAAAGATATGTAAAAGATGCTCGTATCATGATTATTATTACATCATTGATAGGAGGAGTTTTACCAATACCTGGTAGAGTTGCATTGTCAGCACCATTACTAGATGCTATTGCACCACCTGATAAAAAGAAAAGAAGTGAGTTTGGTATTATAGATTATCTTTCTACACATCATTACTATTGGTGGTCACCATTAGAGAAGACAATCATTCTTCCTATGGCAGCACTAGGTATAACTTATGGAGAGATGCTAAGTTATACTTTTCCTTTTCTACTGGTATGCATAGGATATACTTGGTGGTATATCTTTACCAAAGTAAATCCTAGAAGTGTCATACCTGACATGAGTAACATTAGAGATTTTGATTGGAAGAGAGCATTAAAAGGATGGGCACCATTCATAGCAACAATATGGTTCTTGCTATGTGTGGGTAAAGCAGGAGCAATTCTTTTCTTTCCTTGGTTTGCTGCTATGTGTTGTTACTATGCATGGTTATGTAAGGATTGGAACTGGGGTAAGTATATTAATAAACAGTTTGCAATTATATCTACAATAGTTTTAGCACTAGGTGGTGTGGTAGGATTGATTAAAGAACCAGTTATGGTATATCTTAAATCTGCAACACCAGAAATGATTATACCTGTAACTATTGTATCCATGGTAGCAGCATGGATCATGGGATCATCAGGTAAGTATGCAGGAATGACATCAGCACTTGTGTTGATCTTTGGTCCTCAATATCTTACATGGTTTCTTGCTACAGAATACTCAGGGTACTTATTATCTCCTGCACATAAATGTTTGATGATAGGTCAACAATATTTTGGTACACCAATTCGTAAATATTATGTTGTCTTAGGACGAATGTGTGCTATACTAATAGTATTAGCATTTATTGGCACCTTTTTACCATGAAACTTGAAGTGATCTTAGAACGCTATCCGTACAGGTTTGTACAGTTTGGCAAACTAAAAACTGGTTATCCAGATTTTAGAATACAGAAGTTCAATGAATGGACTCGAAGATACAATGATATGTACTTGCTAGATAGTCAAGCACAACTCGATTGCTGCATCGAAGACCACGAATATACTAAGTGGTTAGACCCAGATCCAGAGGTAGCAGCATACCCTAGGAACTCCAATACAATTACATCCCCTTACACATCATGAGCGTAAAATCAAATGTAGAACGTGCCGAGTCAGCAATGAGAAAGGCACTAATTAATGCTCTCGCAGAGGGAGAAGATCAACATCTATGTGAACTATTTGAAATGCTAATGGCAATGCGTGACTTAAAAGCACAAGTTAATAACACTATTAGATTTACTGACAAAACACAACAGTATTATAATAGAGAAAGTGAATTTAATATTGACCTTAGTAACCATGATAATGTTATAACTTTTCCAACTAAACATGGAGGAGACTTAGATTCGTTGGACGATATTGAAATCAACACAGATGGAGACGAAGAGGGTTGACACCCTCTTTTTTTATGCTATGATATATTTGTTGGACGCAACGTTGGGAGTGACTGAATAAACTTACTGGCAATCGCTGGTTAAGGTGATGAGACACAGGTGGTGCTGCTACGAAAGTAGAACCGACTCAACCAGTCGGGTCTCAGGCAAGGACGTTTTTACTACTGTAGTAATGCCCGTTCTTTGTTGGTACACAGGAATCCAACCTCCCTCTTTATTTTTTAAAGACCTAAGATGCAACTGAGAAGTGGGGCAGATGGTCTTTTTTTATTGTGAATGTGATGGACATAGACGAGATACAAGCATATAAGTATCCTTTCGCACAGGACATAAACCCAGATCTTCATAGAGTCATTTGTGAGAATAGTGTTACCAAAGATAAGGGAGCACTGATGACTCAATGGGATTGTTTTGATGTAAAGGAATTCAATGTCATTGCAGACTATGCAAAAAGTTTAATTGATAGACCTACAAAGTTAGTAGATCTATGGGGTCAAGTGTATCAGTATGGACACTACCAGAGTTATCATAATCATATTCATAATGATTGGGCATTTGTATATTACGTGAATACACCATATGGATCTTCACCTATTGTATTCAGAACAAGTAACAAAAGAAT